ATCGCCATCTGCAAAAGAACTTTGCCGTGTATAATTCTGAGCCATTTATTATCTCCTGCCTGCTGGCATATAATCTATGTAAATACCATTCACAGCATATGCTGCTTTTTGATCGTCGCTGAAAACTCTGAAGCTACAAGTATGTCCAGAGCCTTCTAAAGTAATTCTTTCCATAGGGTCTTTTGTTGCTCCGAAAGAAGTAGCACCTAATATAGAAGTACCAAAAAGAGCGGGTAGTGCAATAGTTGTAATTGTAAAAGGTTCTGGTTGAGGAACTTGATTGTCTTCGTAGTCGTACCTAACTCTAAAACTAGGAAGTACTTCACCTTCTGGACTAAAAGATACTCTTGCATATTTAAGAGTCTTTCGTGTACCTACATCACCAAAATCAAAGTTAGGTGTTTCGTACACAGCTTCTATGTCTGTAGCAGAACCACCATCAAAAAAAGAAGTACCGTCTAAATGATTATAAATATAACCATCTCTGTCACCGTGATATACTTTTTCTATACCATCTTTATCTAAATCAGATACAAATCCTAAAGCTTGTATGCCTAGTGTTTCTGACCAAGCATATCCTTGAGAAGTAAAAGTACCTATAATGCCTCTAGAAGAAGAAGGCCCTAATGCAGCTTTACTATAAAAAAGTCTATACTGAGACTTACTACGCAAGACACCGCTTGTAATTACTAGCTCTGGGTCAACTGCTATCTCAGATATAATTTTTTGAATAGGTCTACTTACAGAACTTAACTCTACGTCACCAATACGTGATGTACCTGCAATAGTACGAATACCATCAGGTGCTAAGAATAAAACATCACCACCAATTTCTTGGATACTACCGCCATATACACAACCTACGTTAGTTGTAATAGGCACAATAGCTACACTATTAGCATCATTTATGTTTACAAGTTTATGAATACTGTTCTTGCAAAAGATAATTAAGTCACTACGGAAACTTGCTAGTCCTACTACAGCATCTGAGAGTACAATACTTCCTGCACCTCCACCACTAAAACTATCAATATCATTTGTACCACTATAGTACACAGTGTTCTTAGCTGTAGAAGCACCAGCAGCTACAAAATGCTTATCGTGTATGACACCAAAAGCAGGGCCTGTCGTACTATCTACTGTAATTTCTTTTGCAAAAAAAGTTCTACTAGTTAAAACACCTGTTCCTGTCATTTGAAATAAGAAAGGTTCGTTAACTCCGTCACATATGATCATTTCACCATATTCAGAAGTACCTTCATAAAGTGCAAAAGTACATCTTCCTTGGCTAGTTCTTGCTGCTGCTGAACGTCCTGTAAAGGCTGTGTAGTTATCTCCACCACCTGCTACACTAGCTCTGTTTAGCTGAAGCCAAGTCTCTTCGCCATCTTGACTAAAAAATATACCTGTACCTGAACAAACTATAAGTCCATCAGCGTACACTGCCATACCTAAAATAGGGTTAGCTGCGTTAGGTTTAGTATCTCCAAAGGGTGTGAAGCCATCTAAGCGTCTGTAGCCACCGTCAGGGTCTACCTCAAAGTTTGTAAGGCGTGTAGCAAAACCCGGCTGAGAAAGCATTTCTAGCTGGTTTAAGTTGACGTTTAAGCCACCCTTACAAGAGTATCCCCAAGGTTGAGACATTAAACAAACCTCACACGGTCATCTTTAAAGTACGAAGGTTGAGCACTCATCAAACGCAGCTTCATTAGTTTAAGACCACGCTTGTAGTCTTCTAAAGCAAATGCTGCTGCTTGAGGATTTTCTTTAAACTGGTGCATATAGTATCTAGCCCTTGCAATTAATACAACTCTATATACATCAGGAAAAACTATAGCATCTCCAAAGGCATCAAGTTCAGCAGGTAAGTCATAAGCAAAATACCAAATCTTGTAAGGCTTGTCAGGTATAGGACTTAATCCAAAGTTACGTCCATCAGGACTTTTAATTACCCGACGAGGAACTCCGTACTGCTGAGTATCTGCGTCATCGTTGTTTTCCATAGTACGATGATAGTCTTTCCACTCTTCTGTTGTAGTAAATCTAAGATTGCGAGATTCATAAGGAGCAGTTTCACCGCTTACACCCACAGTCGTTAAGTAAAAAGTTTCCCACTCAACAGCACCATAGTCAGTAGTAATACTAGAACTAGCAGGTTTCATTTCATACCAGCGTTGTCCAGCTACAGACTCTTGACTTACATTACCGTACATAGGATCTACTGCACCACTTTCAGCAGACGCTAGGAAAGGCCATTTAGTTTCTTCTGTAACAATGTCTAAATAAGATCTGTTGATAAGATCTTTGGCGTGTTGTTGAATACCAATAGCACTTCCAAAGGTTGCAGAAGTTAAAGCAACTTCATTCATCTCGCGCAGAAGCTCATTAGTCAATGTTAAAAAAGTAGCCATTATTTACTTCCCTGCTTTTGCTTTCTTAGATAAGTCTTTCTTATGAAATAACTTGACACTTGTTTTACCATGTGTTTTTCCTGTATGCAAAGAACCATCAGGCATCTTATGAGTGTTACCTGTAAATTCAGTACCATCTTTCTTATAATGCTTAACGCCTTTCATTAGTAACGCATACTGGCGTTCTTACCTGCCATTGCACTACATGCTTTTTCCATATCAGCAATACTAGTTTTACTTCCAGACGTAGTTTTACCCCCCATCATTTTAGGAGTACGCATCTGTTGATCCATCATATCTTTATTCTTCATATCCATAGGTGAGATATTAGTACCGTATCCACCACCCATGTAACCTTGTTTCTTATACATTAATCTTGCTCCATTGAGAAAGTTTTACTCTTAGCCCTAGCTGATTCAAATTCATTCTTAGGTTCATCAGGCTTATTAAAAATCTTATCAAAGTTATCTTTGTATTTATCTAAATCCATGTTCTTACGAAATCTACTTCCCTTACCTACAAAAGCCTTTCTAAATGTAACTGGCTTCTCGTTTGAACCTATAATAGCCATTTTAAATCTCCAATAAAAAGAAAGGGGCCACCGAAGCAGCCCCATCCTCAAACATCTAGTCAATACCGTAGAAGGCTGAGACTAGTGCGCCGGGACGTAATACAGTAGCACCGTATACGTGTAGGCCACGGACAATATCACCAAAGCTATCTGGATCACGGATGACCTCAGTGCTTGTGATTGTCTGTGCTGTAGCAGTTGCAGACATGTGACCAGCTAAACATTGACCAGCAGCGTTAGACGTTGCAGCGATGTTATTAGACTTGTACATGTCAAAGCCACGTAGCTTACCAGAGCTTACCAATCCATTGCGGATTGAACCCTGACCTGCATTGTAGTCAACTGACAAGAGCTTAGAAGAACTTTGTACAAGGACTTCGTAAAACTCTGGGTTAGCTACAAAGAAGCGACCTTCTTCTGGTACGTTAGCTTCATCTAGCAAACGAGCCATATGAGAAAGAACGTCGATAGGGTCGTGCTCACTAGAACCAAAACCAATGTCCAAGTTACCAGTACCATCGAAGGTTCCAGCAGCAAGGTCAGTAGCACTGTCAGAACCAAGGATGTGGTTAGGACTAGAGGCTGATACACCAGCAATCATCTTAGCAATAACACCAGCATCAAAAGCATCACGCAAAGCGTAAGCTGCTGAAGAGGTTGCTACGTCACGGAAGTTAACGTGAGACATGTTTGTTTCAATATCATCAACGATGAATTTGAAAGCATTAGCTACGTCAACAACCAGAGTTGCTTCTTGGTCAGTTAGTTTAGTGGCAGTTACATCCGCACCACGTTCATACTGATAAACAGTAATCTCAGGCTCTTTGATGATGCGTACACTATCACCGTATGCATTGATTTCTCCAGCATAGTCAGTGTTAGTAATCGCTTCAGCTACAGAAGCTTTGCGGAAAAAGTTAAGTACCTGTTTAGAGTACAGTTTAGGTAGGAAAAACGAGTTAGTTTGTCCTGTTACAGAGTTACCAAAGTTACCGTTGGTGTCTGTGCCTTGCTCAAATAGGCCGTCTGATACGTTAAAAGCCATGTTAATAATCTCCTAGTAAAACATAATTTATTTTACTACTCTGCCCTCTTCCATAGCTATCCTGATTTCTTCTTCAAATCTATCAAACTTGTCAAGTGACATAGCAG